CCACTGTGCCTCCATCGGCAGCTATTAGTGCGGCATTAGATAAGAACACAACGGGTACAATGGTTGGGCAAATATCTACGTTGGCTGCTACAGGACCCGCGGCCGCTGCAGTGAAATTGGGTGCAAGTGCAGTAGAAACAGCAAATGGCGCTGTTGCGGCAGTAGGTGCAATGGCACAAAGTCCAGCACAACTTGAAGCAGGTGGTGTAATTAAACCAGGAGCGGCAGCATTAGTTGAAAAGAATATAAAAGATGGTATGTCTATAACAAAGGCATTAACACCAAACTTGTTTACAGGAAAAGATGGAGCGGCAAATTTAACTAGCTATGTAAATAATCCCGTAGCACAAGTAGCAACACAAGTTGCCACTTTTACGCAAGCACAAACAGCACTAACACAAACTGGATTAATTACAGGTAAAGAATCAGGTACAGCTATAGCAGGATTGGTAATGTCAGCCGCTACAGCCGGTATACAAAATACTGTAAATTTAGTTAGCAACGCGGCAGGTGCAGTAGTAGGAGCAGTTAATGGAGCAATATCAAATGTAGTAGGTGCGGCAACTGGAGCATTGAATACTGTATTAGGATCAGCCGCAAGTTTAGTTTCTGCAGGCAATTTTGCAGGTAATTTGGCATCCACTGTTACAGGTGGTTTAAGTAGTATTGCAACTTCACTAACTGGTATGGCAAAAGGTGCCGTTGCTGGTATATCAGGATTATTAGATAGTGCTAAGGGCATTGCCGGTAGTGCATTTTCGGCAATTAGCGGTGCGTTACCAACACTAGCTGTTGGTGTCCCGCAAAATATTAAAGACATAACAGAAAAAGCACAAGCGGCCGCCCAAGCTCCGGCAGCGAATTCATTAACCGGAGCATTAAACTCAGTAACAGGTGGAATAACCGGAGCAATAGGTGCAGTAACAGGTGGGATAACTAGTGCAATTAGTGGAGTAGTAGGGTCAGTTACTAGTGGAATAACCGGAGTAGTAGGTGCAGTAACAGGAGTAGCATCTGGATTATTAAAAACAGCGACGGGTATAACAGCAAATCTATCTACTGGTTTGGGATCATTACCGGGAGGCGGAGCTGTATCGGCAGTAGTTAATAATGCAGTTGGTGCAATTAATAGTGTGCCGGGAGTTAGTGCAGTAACAGGATTAATTGGTCAAGCAACATCAATCACAAATGGTATATCTAGTTTAACATCAATTAACCCACTAGCATCTTCAGGTGCATTAAATGCAATTACAGGTGCAGCCGGATCGTTAACAAAAGGGTTAGATGATTTAAAGAGTGGTAAACTATCATTAGCATCATTAGCATCTGCTGGTCTACCAGCTGGCGCAGCCGCACAATTAAATGCCGCAATAAGTTCAATGAGTTCAGGAGGTGCAGTACAAATTAAATTACCAACAGTAGCTATTAATACCACCGATAGAGGAGAATTAACTCAATCAATAACATCGTTATTGGGTAGTGCAAAGATACCGATGCCAAACTTTGAAGGTAATCCGGCTACATTGGGAACAACTCAATCTGAAAGTAGTATTGCAGAATATAATAAAACAACAGAAGAAATTAACACACTAAATGATAAACGATTTGACTTACAAAAAGAACTAAACGATGCTAGATATGCTAGTACTAAAGCTAAAACTGAATTACCTGCAGGTGATCCAAGCATTGCAAGTGCAGAAGCGGCTCTCAATACTGCTAGAGAAAATATAACTAATTTAGATAAACAAATTGAAGATTTAAGAAAAAAAATATATGCGTCAGCTACTGCTAGCGGCTCCGTGACAGCATAACATAAATACAGTAGAGGATAATCATGCCAACATACATTGGATTCAGTACAATTAACGCTAACAAGCCCCGATCTACTAATTTACCAGCGGGTATTGCAGGTGGTGTGGGCTCTATGGTACAACCAGTTATTCCTGGTAAAAAGTTTAGGTTAGTTGACCAACAATTAGTTATACAAGATTTCATTAATGCATTGAATATTCAACAAGGGCAAAAAGTTGGAAACCCGGGATATGGAACTACTCTTTGGAGTTTTGTTTTTGAGCCTAATACGTTTGATGTACAGAACAAATTAGAAACAGAAATCAGACGAGTGGCTAATCAAGACCCAAGAATGTTAGTTAATACTGTTAGCGCATATCCACAAGAAAACGGTATATTACTTGAAGTAGAACTAGCTGTTGCACCTTTTAATAACGCAGAAATTCTTAGTGTTTTCTTCAATAATAGTACAAATACCGCAGTAATTCAATAATCTTCAAAAAATGGTGTTTTCATTTAAGATAAATACTTAAAAGAGAACACCACTATGGCAACCAGCTCACGACAATCAGCATTATTCGGCGTTAACGATTGGAAGGCAATCTATCAAACCTTCCGTGAAGCCGATTTCCGTTCATATGACTATGAAACATTACGTAAAAGTTTTATAGATTATATACGTGTTTATTATCCAGAAACTTTTAACGATTACATTGAATCAAGTGAATTCATAGCATTAATGGACGTTATGGCTTTTATGGGTCAAGGTCTTGCATTCCGTAGTGATCTTAATGCCCGTGAAAACTTTATTGATACGGCTGAACGCAGAGATAGTGTTGTTAAATTAGCAAATTTAATCAGCTATACTCCTAAACGTAACCTAGCTGGCCAGGGTTATATTAAAGTAACAAGCATTCAAACTACCGAAAACATTACGGATCTAAATGGATTTAATTTAAGCAATCAAGCTATATTGTGGAATGACCCTGCTAATGTTAATTGGTTAGAACAATATAATACAATTATCAACGCAACATTGATTAACACACAGCGAGTTGGACGCCCGGGTAATACAGCACAATTATCAGGTATTAAAACGGATGAGTATACAATTAATATTCCACAAAACACATTACCAATTGTGCCATTCACTTCGGTCGTAGATAATCAAGCAATGAATTTTGAATTAGTTAGTTCCACTACGTTGGATGAAGATTATGTTTACGAAATTCCTCCTGCACCAAGTGGCAGAATGAATATGGCTTATCGCAATGACAAGTTAGGTTATGGCAGTCCAAATACAGGTTTCTTCTTTTATTTCAAGCAAGGAACATTGCAGAATTTTGATTTTAATTTAGCACAACAGATTTCAAATCAAGTAGTTGATATTGACATCCAAGGTATCAATAATACAGATACTTGGTTATATCAGTTAAGTACTGATAACAGCTCTGCAGTTAATAGAACGTTATGGAATCAAGTAGAGAATGTTTATGCTGATGCTTATTTACAAACTGAAAATAGCGTTCGCAGAATATTCTCAGTTGGCTCTAGATTTAACGACCAAGTTAGTTACGTTTTTGGTGATGGAGTATTTTCCGAGATCCCAGTTGGAACATTTAGAGCATATGTACGTGCAGGTAATGCATTGACATATACTATTGATCCAACTGAGATGCAAAATCTATCAGTTACATTAAGTTATATTAGCAGGCTAGGACGAACAGAAACACTTACATTAGGATTAGAATTACAGACACCAGTGTCAAACGCACAGGCAAGAGAAACATTAGCAAACATTAAACAACGTGCCCCTTCCCGCTACTATACACAGAACAGAATGGTTAATGGTGAAGATTACAACAATTTCCCATATACATTATACAGTTCTATTGTTAAAAGCAAAGCTATTAACCGCAGTTCAGTTGGCGTATCAAAAAACTTAGACCTGTTAGATCCAACCGGAAAATACTCCAGCACAAATTCATTCTCAAGTGACGGTGGTATGTATCAAGATGATACTGATGGTAATATATTATTAACTATCACTACATCCGGCGATATCATCACATTCTTAACAGATACATTAGGTGCACTATTAGCAGATAATCGTGCTAGACAATATTATATACAAGATTATACGAGATACAATGTTAATGCGGCTTCCGGTGACGGCACAGTATATTGGCAAGAACAAACAGTTAATGCTAGTAGTTTAACTGGTTATTTCTTTAATATTAATGGTAGCAATAATACTCCTATACCAGTAGGAACATATTCTACTTATAATATGAAATACACTACTAAAGGTGCAATGATTAAATTCACTGCACCGGCAGGATATTATTTTAGCGACACAAATCGTTTAATAGCCGGCATTGCTGGCCCATCTGATAAAACATATATATGGACTACTGTATTAAATGTAGTAGGTGACGGATACAATAATGGTGAAGGTGCATTCAGTAATGGATTAGGTCCAGTTACATTAAATGGTTATGTGCCACAAGGCGCAATTGTAGCTACCATATTACCTGCGTTTGATAACTCATTGCCTAATATAGTAATACAAGAATGTATTGTTAGAATGGAATTAAATCAAAGCTTTAGTTTAATATTTGATAATAGTCTAA